TGTTGACATATCCCTGAATTCATGCAATAATAGAATATATCAAACGGGGGTTAGGCATCCCGTTCAAAAAACCTAAATTGTCCAAAAACATTTTTTATTATGTTCCCTACATTCACAAGCACAGCGATTGAATCAATCAAAGAAGGTGCTAAAGCAGATACAGTTGAAGTCACTTTTAACGGTGGTAGATCTTATACCTACGGTTTAACTGACCTAAACGCATTTGCAACTGCTCTATCAAGAGTTGTTACTTCTAACGAATCAGTTGGAAGGTTTGTAAACAATTCTATCAAAAGCGGCACATTAACTGCTGTTTAAGATAGGATACCACTAGGGAAGCAATTCCCTAGTTTTATTATTCTTGAGGTGCTTTTTATTATGAACGCTTTAACTCCTGAGATTTATTCATCTCTATTTGATGTTAGTGCTGATGATACCGAACTATTCGGGATCTCGCTTGACGAATCCGCACCACGGGAAAACATCTCCGCTAAACAATGGCGTGAGTATGAAGAGTTAATTGATTAACTCTTTTTATTGGTAAGATGTCTTTGAGTGACAGTTGCCAATTATTACGGGTAAGATGTCTTTGAGTGACAGTTACCCGTTTTTTTATTATAACCTCGCATTTATTAAAATGGCATTTGATGTAATGATTGATTTACTAGCAGAGTGTGAAAATGGTCATGAACTATTAGTAACACTTGACGCTATTGTATCACAAGACTAATTACAACAATATTATTAAGACCTCGTAAGGGGTCTTTTTTTATGTTAAAATAAAGTCAGAGTCAATCATCCTACATGCAACTAACATCACAACAAATAGTGGATATATGCTTTAAAAGCATACCCGCTACATGCCCTGTAAAATACTACGCTCGCTGCCCTTATCCTCGCCACACTCTAACCGATTACAACAATATTATTAAGACCTCGTAAGGGGTCTTTTTTTATGTTAGAATAAAGTCAGAGTCTATTCACCCACTATGAAATTAATTCTTATCGCTTTAATAGCGGTTATCATATGTCAAAATCCAACTGCTAGAAATACAGTTGCCGACGGTTTACAATGGTCAGCAAATACTGTAAGGTACGGATTATGATTGAAGATACTAAAGACTTCTATATCGAAGCAAAGCACTGGACTTATTGTGATTATGTCGTAAGGGCAAAAAACAAAGAAGAGGCAATTGAGTTTTTTAACTCTGGAATTCATGAAGACATGACGACGGATTACGGTTGGTATGATGAGACTATAACAGATATTAAAGAAGCAAATACCACTATGCAATTATCACTTCCTGGAATCCTATGATTGAATTTGACATTTACGAATTACTCACTGGCGTTGAACGTGAGACCCTAAACGAAATTGTATTAGAGGCATGTTCCCGTAAGGGTTATAACCCTAACGATATTGATTATGACATAAAAGGCGTATTATTACAATAATGTTAAGATGCCTTTTTAGCGGTTGAAAGGTATATCTGAAATGGTATTATATTAATAGTTAAGCAATAAATCATGACTCGTCACATTGATTCTATAATCGCTATGTACTTTAGTTCTTCTAAGGTAGATAGAGTCAAAGGCAAAAATTGGTATTCTAACGCTTATTCTATTGCATGCACTTTAGGCAAAAAATACGGTGTTCACTCTAATACAGTAAGTGCCGTTATCAGTGCCTTAAGTCCTAGCAACAAATGGAATAGAAATGTTGAAGATGCCGAAATGATGCTAAGGGCAAACGCTTATGACTTAGACTTAACCGAGTGCAAACCTAGCACTTATGGTAAGCAAAAGTTAAAAGCAATTGCTATTCTTGAAGGTAACGTTAGTAATGACGAAACCCTTAAGGGCATACTATCAGGGCAAAAGACAAAATCCTTTTATGCTAATATTAGCACTAACGGAAAAACAACTGATTGCACTATAGATGGGCATGCTTACAATATTTGGAATGGCACTGTTACTAATTTGAATGACGTTCCTGGAATGACTCCTAAAACATACAAAATGATTCAGGAGGATTACAGAAAAGCGGCAATAGAAATCAGTGCTATTACTGAAAGTGAGACAGGCGAAATCCTAACAGCATCTGAAATTCAAGCGATAACATGGGTCGCATATCGCAGGATACATAAAAACCTTATATAACTAAATGTTACGATAAGGCAACACCCCCCACTAAGGGGGTTTTTTATTGGTTATAATAGAAGAGTAAACACAACAAGGTCGCTCCTATGTTATCATCACTCATTCGCTGCAAAATTAGATCAGGTTTAATCAAACATGGCAAACTAACTTGTAGCGATTTAGTTCGCACTATGGGATTAGATCCAGTTCGTCACAAAGGCACTATTCATGGATTCATGGTAGATCTTGAAGACGCTGGTGTATTACACGCTACCAAGAAAAATGGTAGACGCAATCTCTGGTCTATTCGTCAAGTCAGAAAAAGAGATAGACTCGCTTCTCTGATTATGGCATAATGCACGAAGAGTGCAACCGCCTCTCCCTAACGGGAGGGGTTTTTTTTATGCCTATTCGTAGTAGTCATTCGTGAGTACATGCCTACAGACAGTAGTCTTATTTGACAGTGGTTTAGGGGCGTGTGCCGATTAGCGAAGCGGCCGTGCGAAATAAAAATGGATAGAGACCCTAACCTACAAAAGTCAATATCGAGTGTATGTTATAATGCATATAGAAAAATTCTCAGGGAAAAAATCCTCCCAAAAGGGTCGATATATACTATGTGTTCTGAGAACTTATAACTCCATCTTATGACTGACAAAATCTATCATATCTACGACGAAGAAACATGCATTGCCCCCTGTGTGTCTGAAGAGACATTCCATAAACACTGGGAGAAAGAAATTAAAGATCATCCAGATAAGTTAGACTATGAGGAATTAGAGGAAGAGATAAACGATGAACTTATAGAAGGTTCTTATTGACAAATAAGGATTATACAGTTAAAATTGACTTGAAGGTAATTATCCACAATGGCAAAAGGTTTTACGGTAAAGGCTGCTGCGCCTACTAAGAAAGCAGTTGAAGATTGGAACTACGACGAGATCAAAGAACGCATGAGAGGTAAAGCAATAGTATTTTGCTTACCTGGTAGAGGATGCTCTTATCAGTTCTTGAAGAGTTTTGTACAGTTATGTTTTGATCTTGTACAAAACCAAATGAGTATTCAGATCTCTCAAGACTACTCATCTATGGTTAACTTTGCACGTTGCAAGTGTCTTGGAGCAAATGTATTACGTGGTCCTAAGCAGATACCTTGGGATGGTAAACTTAAGTATGACTATCAGTTATGGATTGATAGTGACATTGTATTCAGCACAGAGAAGTTCTGGCAATTATGTGATCTTGCAGTACCTGGTCCAGACAAAGACGGAGTTCCTCAACCAGAGAAGGAGATTACTGCTGGATGGTATGCCACTGAAGATGGACACACTACCTCAGTTGCTCACTGGTTAGATGAAGATGACTTCCGTAAGAACGGTGGAGTTATGAATCATGAGACTGTAGAGTCTATGGGCAAACGTCGCAAACCATTCACTGTCGATTACACAGGATTTGGTTGGGTTCTTATACGTAAGGGTGTCTTTGAACGTCTCGAATATCCTTGGTTTGCTCCTAAGATGCAAGTCTTTGAGTCTGGTAAAGTACAAGACATGTGTGGCGAAGATGTCTCATTCTGTCTAGATGCCAAAGAAGCAGACGTTGAGACTTGGTGCGATCCTCGTATCAGAGTCGGTCACGAGAAGACAAGAGTCATCTAATGAACGCAGGAACCTTATACAATCTATACTATGACAACGAGGTACTTTATCAGTGCCTCACTGAAGATGAGTTGGGCGAGGTTCTACAAGACTTAGCAGACCGCTTTTTCTCGGACACAGTAAACAATATAGACCCAGAAAAAATTGATGTACAACCACAACGGAGATAGTAATGCCCGTCAAGACTAAATCAGGACAATTCGGATCATTCCAATTTGTAGAGACTACCCCGAAAAAATCTCGTCAAGGAAGAGGCAAGCATACAAAATATGCCGCAACGTCTCGAAATAGTGCCAAGAAGAGATATAAAGGACAAGGCAAATAAATTTAAAAGACATAACCGCCGCAATCGCTCGTTTTCTTTAAGCATCCTCCACGGATGCTTTTTTATTACCGTATAAATATAGTACGACCAACCCCCTCGAACTCATGGATATTTGGGTAAACCCTGATTATACTGCTAAAGATAGCGGTCTCTTAACTGAAACAGATTCAGACAAGTATTTGGATAAGACTGCTAAACGCAATCGAAACTTACACAAAGAAGAACTATATGATCCTACCGAAGTAGGAACTGATTGGGAAGTCGCTAAATAATAATTAATAACTAATAAATATCATGCCTCTAGAGCGGTCCAGCATTGGATTTAAAGATATTAGTTTGTCTTTAAAAAGGAATCCCATTACTAAAGACCTTTTGGTACTTAAGAATGAGTCTGCTATTGCACGTTCCGTTCAAAACCTTGTATTGACTATACAGGGGGAAAAAATATTTGATCCTGATCTTGGTTGTGCGGTTAACAGACTCCTTTTTGAGACAATTGATACCTTTACAGCAGATAACTTGAGAAGAGAGATTGAAACTGTAATAGAAAATTATGAACCACGAGTAGAAATAGATACAGTATCTGTAGAACCTGATTTTAGGGGTAATGCAATGAATGTAACTGTCATCTATCTCATAGTTGGAATTGATGCACAACCGCAACAGTTAGAATTCGTGTTGCTTCCTACTAGGTAAATAATGGCGTTAGTAAATTTTTCAAATTTAGATTTTGACCAAATAAAAAGTCAAATTAAGAGTTATCTACGTACAAATAGTGACTTTACAGACTTTGACTTTGATGGATCAAACTTTTCTATCCTTTTAGACACCTTAGCATACAATACATACATCTCCTCTTATAATGCTAACATGTTAGCGAATGAGGTGTTCATTGATGCTGCGACTTTAAGAGAAAATGTCGTATCATTAGCAAGAAATGTTGGTTATATACCGAGATCACCCATATCAGCGAAGGCAAAGATATCATTTTTCGTCTCTACAGCAACATTAGGGACTAATCCTATTACATTGACTCTTAGGAAGGGTATTGTATGTACTAGTTCATCGAATTTTGGTACTCAATCCTTTACTTTCTCCATCCCAGAGGATATAACAATCCCTGTATCGGGTGGAATTGCTACTTTTTCAGGAATTGATGTTTATGAAGGAATATACCTTACAGAATCCTTCACCTATGACAGTTTAAACAAGGATCAGAGGTTCATTCTCAATAACAACGCTATAGATACTACCTTATTGAGAATAGACGTAAGAGAATCGAAGACAAGTTCCATTAGTAGGAAGTATAAGTACGTCAATAACATCACTGAAGTTGATGCAACTCAAGATGTTTTCTTTTTGAATGAAATTCAAGACCAAAAATATGAATTATTCTTTGGTGATGGTGTTTTTGGACGTAAATTACAGGATGGTAACTATATTATTGCTTCTTATATCACTACAGCAGCACAAGATGCTAATGGAGTATCTGATTTTACCTTTGTAGGGCGATTATTTGACAATAATGGCAACAGTGTTAAGGTATCTTCTCCAATTATAACGGTTGATGAGGCATCAGGTGGTGGTACTGCCATTGAAACTATCTCTTCTATCAAGAAGTTTGCTCCTAGAGTCTATGCTTCCCAGAATAGAGCAGTAACTGCTACTGATTATGAGACTATTTTACCTCAGATCTTCCCAGAAACCGAGTCTGTATCTGTTTTTGGTGGTGAAGAGTTAACTCCACCTCAATTTGGTAAGGTTTATATCACAGTTAAACCTAAAAATGGTACATATTTACCAAATAACATCAAAGATAACCTAAAAATTGCTCTGAAGAAGTATGCAGTTGCAGGAATTATCCCTGAATTCATTGATTTGAAGTACCTTTACATTGAATATGAGTCTGCTGTCTATTATAATGCTAATACTGGTGACGCAGCAACACTTAAAAAGACAATTGCTTCCAATATTGAGAAGTACAGTAACTCTACAGACTTAAATAAGTATGGTTCAAGGTTTAAATACAGTAAATTCCTTAAACTGATTGATGATTCTGGTAGTGCTATCACTTCAAACATTACAAATGTGCAAATTAGAAGAGATCTTAGGGTCTTAATGAATCAATTTGCAGAATATGAGGTATGTTTTGGTAATGAAATTCATATTAAGAATTCAACAGGATACAATATTAAGACTTCTGGTGTTGGTATTAGTGGTATAACAGGAACCGTTTACTTCACTGATATACCCAATGCAGGATTCTTAACAGGAACTATGGTTATGATTAGACTTGATGCTAAACAGCAACCTGTAGTTGTACGAAAAAATGTTGGTACTATTGATTAT